GAACTCAATGTAAGGTGTGACTGAATCGTTATCTGTGGTTGCCCTATCTCTAAGGTCAAAGGTGTGGTTATGAAGATCATAGATCTTAGTACCTCTTATGCTCAAGCCTACGCACCTGGATGCACCAGTTGTGACAATAGACAAAGCAGAGGGAGGTGCTTGTATATATCCTGTGGTCTCATCAGGTGATAGCTTCCAGTTACTCTCTTTGTTGAACCACCATCCTTTAGCTTGCATATCCATAGTTACCTGCTCTATTACCTGGGCTGCTGTAGCAGCATCCAGATCAGGATCATCTTCTGTGGCTACAGGTGCAAGACCGATACCTCTAAGGCAGGTGTTGATTGCATCTAACTTTGTTCTTGCCATATTGTACCTCCAAAAAATAACCCTACCAACCAGAGTGGCAGGTAGGGCATATTTATTCTAAGTCTCACATGTTAGACAAGTGAGACAGGCGATTAGCTATAGCTACGAGTAGCAGTTGCCTTGCCCTTGGCCTTGTTAAGAACAGCAGTGTTGCTGGTAGCTCCAGAAGGAGAAGCAACGACAGCGATGTTGTCATAACGATCAGGGATACAACCCTCAGCGAACCAAGAGTCAATGAAGTTACTCTTTGTCTTCTTGTCAAAGAAGATATCACCCTGGAGGGAGATAGTCCGGCCAGCAAGCAGGGAGTCAGGGCCATAGATAACGCCATGAGCAGTCTGCATATCAGCAGTTACATTGTATCGGTTGCCGTTGTTGGCATTGGACAGAAGATGGTTGTCAGCACCGTCATGGGGATTGAGTTTCATCTGAGTGAACTCAGTAGAACCCATCACAGGTATGTTATAACCCTTGAGTGTACCAGTCAGGCCGGAGAAGTTAGTACCAGAAGTTTCATTAGAACCACCAGCAGACTGAGCGATGAAGCCATAGTCTACAAGGATGGAGAACTCATTGATAGGTACGATGCAACGAAGGCCAGCCAGGGGAACTCGCTGGATGACAAGGCCCATTAGAGCAATCTCAAGAGCAGATACAAGCTGGTAGGGATCTTGTGCCTGGGACAGGTCTTCCTGGAGGTCAACCTCAATAGCTACTCCATGGCCTTTGACACGGGAGATGCCACCAGTAATGGTATTGGCACCAGGATCAAACGTACCGCCAGTGAAGCCACCACCAAGCAACTGCTGAATGACCATCTGGTCTTCAAGAGTCTTGAGCTTACCCATCTGGCTCTTAGCAAGCTTCTCCATAAGAGCGAAGTCGTTCTGGAGATCATGCAGGGAGTGAACGGTATTCCTACCAAGCACGATGGTATCAACTACCAGTGCGTTCTTGTTGAACTCAGTATCAGTGGACTCAGGATCTTGACCAGGAGTCAAGGTCTGTAGGGTAGTATCACCGATGTACTTATTGGATACCATGTTAGTACCAACTACCTCCTGAACCTCAAATCCAGAAAGAAGGTTCTCACCCTCAAGGTACTGCTGGTGTACGACACCATTGAACTTCTCGATGAGAAGAGTATCAACCTCGTTGTTATTAGGGACAGCAGGGTTGACAAGTAAATTGTCAGACATTGTATTTCTCCTTATTGTTAAAGTTATCAGGAAGAGCTTAGCAATCTTAGACTACTAAGCTCTCTTCTCTTTCTTTTCTTTCTTCTTATTCTATCTCTTCTCTGATGCAACCTAATTAAAAAGTAGAGAAGAAAGCAAGGTATCAGATCCCTCTTTTCATACCAGCTCTCCTTAGAGCATCATACTTTGCAGGATCTTTCTTGTACTCTCCAGTCTTGATAAGATCAAGATAGGCAGCAGAGGTAAGAGCTGACTGTACCTTACCAGGATCTCCTCCTGTCTCACCTTCCTCAAGGTCAAGGATTACCGGAGCAACTGGCGCACCCTCGGCAGCAAACTTACCATAGAGATCTTTGATCATGAGCTGCTGCATACGCAGTGAGCCTTTATCCATGACCTCATTGAACTCTTCTATCTCTTCTGCATCGAGCTTAGCAGAGGCATAGGCTGACAAATCTTCCCACCTATCTTCACCTCCCATGACTTCCATGGTAGCATTCCAGGCTGCTTCTTCATTCTTGCTTCTGGTTTCTACTTCACCCTTGTGAGAGTTGATCATAGAGTCGTTAGAGGACTTGATATGAGAGAGGTAGGTATCTACCTGAAATTTCCCAAACGCTTCATATAGGCCCGTCAGCGTCTCCTCAGATAGATTAAAATCCTCTGACGCATACAGCTCATTTGATACAGCTTCAATATCTACTCCCTTCTCTCCTGCCATATTAGCAATCTCGATAGGGATCTTGACATCTACATTGTACTCCCCATATTTAACTCCAGGGATAGTAATATCCTCAGTAACCGGAGTCCATTCTGAGCCTGTTTTAGGGGTCTCTGTGGGCTTTGCTGGTTCTACTGGTGCGACTGCATCTGGTTTAATCTCAGGGGCCACTACGGGGGCAACACTCTCCTGAGCTGGTGGTGCTGGTGCTGCTGGTACTGCTGGTTCTACTGGTGCTATGTTCTCTTCCATTATTTACCTCCTTTCAATATATCTGGCCCTACTTGTTTAACCAACTCTGGTGCAGCATTAATGCCAGCCTCAGCCATCTGTTGCTGCTGTTGTACTTGTGCTTGTGCTTGCCTCTTAGCCTGTAGCTGCTCCTCTGATAATGTCCAGGGCATCTTCATGCTCAGTGCTGCTGCTACTTCTCTTGAGTAGACAAGGAAGTCTGTTCCTTCTTGTACCTGGGCTGGCCACATTTGTGGAAGCTGCATCATTTCTGTATACTGCTTTATCTTATCCAAGTCTCCTATCTTACCAAAGGCTTCAAGGCCGGTGATAATGTTAGGGAGAACTGTGCCATCAGGTAGAGGAAAGCCTACCCTCTTCAAGTAGAGTAGAGCCAATGGTGACTGCATGGTTTGAGCGAGTAGAGAGTAGACACCTCCAAGAGAAGTCTCCAGCTCTTGTGCATCTATCCTCAGTTCTACAGTAGTCACCCTCTCAGCATCTCTTCTTACTGCTGAGTTGAGCAGGAAGGCTTGGCCTATCCTACGTTTGTACTGATCTAATACATTGGAGATAGGTGTGAAGTCAGCATATCTTTCAAGCTGGAGGACTCCAATATCATCTAAGGAACCGAACACCCACTCACCAGTAGGAGCAGTTGATATCTCATCAATATCAGTCTGACTACCTGGCTTGATCAAATACTTGATGTCAGCCATGAGAGCCATACCTTTGGCTACTGCCTCTGACAGGAACTCAATTACATAGAAGTCACCTGCATGATCTTCACATAGTCCTCTACCATAGTCTTCTCCATAGGTACTATTCCAACGGAGAGGTTTCCAGGGTAGGTCTTCTTCTGCTATCTCTTGGTAGTCTTTGATAGCTACATCATTGACAGCCTGAATGACACAGAAGGTTTCTTTATCCTTACGATAAACCCATGTGTAGATCTTAACTTCATCATCTTCTTTTGGGCACTCAGTACCCTTGATAGATTTCAGTCCGAGCTGAACTTCTTCTGACATGGTGTTGAATGCCTTCTGCTGGACAGTTATGATCTCTGTCATCTTGCCACTCAGATCTCTCTGGATGACATATCGATCTAACTTGATAGCCTGTAGGAAACCATCACCAGGAAGGTACATACATACGTTACCTGATATGAGTAGGTTCTTAAAAGCCTCAGTATAGGCAACCCTTGCTGCTACCTTCTGCTGGAATGTCGTGCATCTGTTCTCTGCTTCTACTAACAACTCTGATAGCTGAGTTGGATCATACCCGTCACCAATGAGATTATCCTTAGCTACCTCATCAAACTGTAGGTTAAAGAATGATCGACCAGTAGGGAACATGTTAATGGTTAACTTGTTTGCAAGATGGTTTACTGCCTGTGCGCCTATACCTTGGTAGCCATGCTGGTTAGCAGCACCACCTCTGTTAAGGTTAGAAGCATCAGGGAGTACATAGGGTAAAGTGAACCGAGAGTATTCCCTTGCTCGGTCTAAGTAGCCATTACGGTCAGAGGATAGGTGATTGTACCTACCCTCTATAGCAACTGAACTACCTTTACCCTGCTTGATCTGTTTCAACAGGGATAAAGACATTAAGACCTCCTTTTAAATCTTTAGTCCAGAGGTAGGTTTACCTCCAGAGGGTTTGGTCAAGGCTCTCTTACCTTGAGTCCTTAGGTCAGTACCCTCTGTCATATCTGAGGTTCCAATCTCAATATCTTCTGCGTCTACTTCAACTACCCTCTGCGGTCTTGCTGCCGGATCTGGCATATCTGGTGAACTTCCTCCCATGATTAATCCTCCTCTATTTCTTTGTAAAAGTTATAGCCTCCTGGCTGGTAGCCAAGATGCTCGTATAGTGCAGCAGCAGCATTGTCTTTGAAGATACCACTGTTAGCACCTGTATGTATGGCCTTGGCACCGCATGCCTTAGCCCATGCCTCAAACTCATCTACCAATGCCTTGGCTACTGATAGGTTCCTATGCTCAGGGTGAACATATAAGAACACATCATAAGCTATGATATCAGAAGACCAAATAGGAGAGGTAAGGGCAACCCACATAAAGCCTTGAACTTTACTGCCTTCATAGGCAATGAAGATCTGCTGGTTGGGGTCTTGTATAGCCATAGCACCAAAGTGCAACGCCCTATCTACATCGAACTCCAATGCACACCACCTCCCATCACGCTCACTTGCATATCTTTCAGCAATAGTGATCAATGCAAGTAGATCAAGATCTAATGCTACTCTTATTTTCATCAGTAGCTCCTCTTGTAATGGCATCGCTTGACCTTAGCTGATATCTCTCTAAGAACTTCATTGCGTATGAAGTCAGCTTGGCTTGATGTATGCTTTAGGTCAGCAGGTTTCAAGATAGTCTCAAGAAAGCTTAATACTTCCCTGGGGAATACTACTGGCTTAGCTTTCTTCTCCATACTCGTTCCACTCTGGCTCATCATCAGTCTCTTGTTCTCCAATTTCAACCTCCTCTACATATGCTTTAAGAGCTGCGACACTTATGCCAAGCTCATAAGCTTTGATTATATCCTTATCATCAGGCTTTACTCCATACCGGAATTGTGTCATCAATCTATCGACCAGA